GAATACTTTGCCTTCATTTTCTGGACTTTCAGGGTCAGAAACAATATAGATGTTTGACACATAATGTAAGCGACGCTTACGTCTACGAGCCATATCTTTATCTGCCTCAATACCTGTATTCCAGAGTTTTGAATTCATTTCTGAAACAGGGTCATCCTTACCAATAGTAGTAAGTGATTTCTCAACATACCATTGTCCAGTTGGTCCCTGAAAGAAATGGTCCCAGTATTTTGCCCAAGGTAAGTCATCACCTTCAACAGTTGGTAGGAATCGAATAACGGCATATCCGTTACCTGCTTTATCTACCGTGGGTTTCCACATACGATCGTCGCCGTATGATTTTTTTTCTGTGGTGCTTTGTGCCGCACCAACCAATGATGACATATCATTAGCCTTAGCTTTTAAGTCTGCGAAACTCATTGTACTTCTCCTTTAAAGATTTATATTAATTTATATTAATTTGTATCAGTATATATTATATCATAGTTTTGATAAAAGTACATACTTTATTTGAAAATATCTATAATAATCATTCGCATTTTAAGGTCATCAAACTTTAAAAAGGATTGATATTTAGTTATCTTCTTATATAAGTCCGGCCATAAGATGGTCTCACTTATATGTGAATTGGCTTCCTCTATAAATCCTGTTAGCCTATTCACTATGCATAGTGTCTCTAAAGACACCACTCCTTCAAGATGAAGCTGTACTATTCTTGGATATGTTTCTTCTATTTCCAAGAGTGAATCAAACTTTACATCTGAAATTTCTTCTAATTCGTTCTTAAACAAATAACTAATACTATCTATACGTTTTAAAAACTTAGTATAAGTCTCTTCGTCTCGTATCATATCACCACTAAACTTATTACCAGCTACTTGATGTGCAGCAAAATATAAGATGAGGTCATCTCTTTTCTTAAATCGTTTACCGATTTTAGTTAACTGAAATTTATCTGGTCTTTTCCAATAGGTTCTTTCAGTTACATTTGTTTTGAAATTATACTTAAAGCAATCGTAAGTTCCATTGAAATGGAGGTTAATTGCATTATGTAATATGAATGCATCATATCCGGTCATATAGGCAATAAATGTGAAGGATTGCCACCTTGTAATAAGTTAAGTTCTTTTGCTTCGAACTCTACATGCTGAATAATTTCCTTTGAGATAAGTTTCTTACTGTCTCTAATATCGATTTCATTCTTTTCACATACCTCTATAATAGCATCTATATAATTAGTATCTCTATGGGTTCTTACAAATGTTTCAACTAAGTTTGAGAAGGATTTTTTATTTATATCCTCCATTATTTCTGGTACCCATCTTTGTCATAAGCTGGAACAAGAGTTGCCCAATAGACTGGCTTCTCTTCATTCTCACCATAAAAGTCTAATGACCAAATACCTTCTCGTAAGTATGTTTGGCAATGAGTTCTATAAACTCTTGCTGCTTCATACTTAGCAATTGCTCCTCTCTCATTGGTTTGAATACCACGTCGTAATGCCGCCATCTTTTCTGTGGTTGCTTTGATATATCGCTTGACATTTACCATAGACAATCCATGGTCATCATCAAGTGCTTGAACATTAGCCGCAACTGTTTTATATGTTGCAGGTTTCTTTGCCGCTCTTGCTTTCGCTAGATTAGCTGACGCAGCTGTTCGTTGTGCTTCTGTCATCTTACGTTTTGCCATTATATTCTCCTTTTATCAATGGAACAAATTTTACACCTATTAATTTTTCTGTCCATACACCATCACCCTTTTTTCTTTTATGTATAAGACAGAGATTTTCAAAACCATTCTCTTGCTTCATCGGTATAATCATTTTTCCACCAACTGCTAATTGTTCTATTAGTGCTTTTGGTGGTATAAGTTCTTGTGATGTTGCAGTTACAATAATTCTATCAAACGGTGCGTGGGCTTTCCAACCCTCACAACCATCATCTAATTTAACTTTAATATGTCTATGCTGGTTTATTGTTCCAAATAGTTTACTTGTCTTCATTGCTAGTTCTGGAACTCTTTCAACTGTATAAATCCTTTTAGCTAAATAAGATAATACCGCAGCCTGATATCCAGACCCTGTACCAATTTCTAATATCTTATGATCCAACTCTATATCTAACATCTGTGTCATATATGCTACGATAAAAGGTTGTGAAATAGTTTGGCTATAACCAATTTGAAGTGGTCGATCAGCGTATGGGGTATTATTATCGACAAAGAGATGTCGAGGAGTTTGTTCTAATGCGTATCTAACTTTTTGATTAAGAGGACCACCATACCTTAGGAAGTGCTCATTAATCGTATTAATCATTCTGTCTAATTGTTCTTTGTACATATAACTATTATATCATACTTTCACAAAATGTACATACTAACCTTTATATATTTTTAATATCTGACCTTCGAATGCTTCTACCTTGTCAACTCTATTAGGCCATTTAATATATTCTTTTTCAGGATTAGCCTTAAGATTATTGAGTAAAGGTGTAATAGCATTATATAAATTGTCTAGCTTTGTTTGCGCAGCTGATGCAGATGCTGAAGATGATGCAACTTCTTTTGCACTATCTAATTCATCTTCGTCAACTAACGTAAAGCCAAAATCGAAACTTGCCATATCTTACCCCAGTAATAATTTGATACCCTTTGTCCAGTTCTCTGCTGCATCTTCTACAAACCTTAAAGATTTATATGGAAAATCCTCTTGCATAATTCTGTTGCCCGCCGGGTCTTTATATGTGATTGAAAAAAAGGAACGTTCTCCATCCATTCCTGTTACGACTTGATATATCTTTGCAACACTACCGTCGTCTTTATAGTATTCGCTCATTAATTTTGTATTGTTCATAATATCTCCATAAATTAAAAAGGGGATTTGATAATAAGCTACCAAATCCCCTAAAGTTACTTAATAGTTAAGTTCCTTTAAAATGCTAAACTAGCCTTAAGAGAGGTAACGCCATCTGCGCTTCCTACTTTTTCCCAAGACCCAGTCCAGATACCACGTGTCAAACTAAATTCTTTAGTTGTAACACCAGCACCTGTCTTAGACATTTCAGCTTTAACTGTACCTAAACCTTCTAAAGCTTTAGATACTGAACCACCATTTTCTGATGTGCCGTCTGCATTTGAATCGTGATTAGCACTTAGTGTTAAACCACCAAGAGTAGTCGCGATTGTTGTATCAATGTTATTACCTGCTGTAACTGTATTGTGTACAACTGTAGCTTTAACACCAGCTACTTCATAAGTAGCAGTGGTTTCTCTTGTTGAAGCTGTAACATCAGTCACTGCAAATGTAATACCTGCAAGTGCGCCACCAACATCGAGAGTTGCTGAACCACCTGAGACTTGATTTAATCCCACAGTAAATCCACCAGATGTTGCTGTAACACCAATAGATACTGAATCTGGATCATCACCAGATTTATCACCTAACGTAAATGTTAGAGGACCGGTTGTAGTTTCTACATACATATCATCTATATCAAAAGCATTATCTAAAACCACAGTTACTGTGGAATTTCCAGATGCACCCTTCATAGTAGTTGTTATGTCTTGAGTGTAAGCTCCATGTGAATCAAGTGTACCCTCGTATAAACCCGATAAGCTAATGCCCGCAACAGAAGTTGCAGATAATAGCATTGCCGCCGTCGCGACTAGTAGTTTTTTAAACATATTATTTCCTTTTTTATTTAAACAAAAAAATCCTTTTTTAAGTAGGGATGGCTACTAGGAGTTATTTATATATTTTCTATATAAACTTTCCTCTTTTTCGTAAGCTTCGACTTCGTCTAACTCACGATTTTCATGTAATTGGAGAACATGTACCATCTCGTGGCACACAGTTAAGATAGTTTCTTTAAAACTAAGACGTGTATCAATTTCAATATCGTACTCATCATCTTCAGCAGAATCAGTGGTCCAACCTTTAACATTATCTTCTGATATATCTTCGCGCTCAACTGATACCAAAACATCCTGAGGGATGTTCAATTCTGTTTTACAAAAATCAACTATATCTTCAAGTAACGCCATAGTTACCTCCATTATTTTCTACTCATACCACACGGTTCATCAATTCTATTTTTCAATTCATCAATTAATTTTTTAGCTTCCTCTGCAGATTTTGAAATGTCGTATCGTTGGTACCACTGTCCCATCATTCCGATGTGATTCAGTTTACCTTGTAAACTCAAAAACAACTCTTTATCTGTCATCAGATTTAACTGTTGTGATATAAAGTTATTTATATCATTTTAATCTTCGACTGGGGGATTTAAACATTCACCATTAGCTAGTGAATCACCATATCCGCTTAGGTATTCTTCATGCCATCTCTCGACAACAACATCACCTTTGCAAGATTCAGGCATCGCTTGAGGATTTTCACACTCACGATTAGCTACCCAACCAGCAACATAGAACCTAGATTTACCACGTAAGTGATTAGTCTCTTCAGTTTTATTTGTTACTAAAGCCATTATACTTCTCCTGTAATAAT